TTATAATATCAAATATAAAAAAAACTGAAAGGAAAATAAAATGATAACAAACCTTAAACAGCTCGCCCTACGCATTAATAAAAGCCTATACCGCTCGGAAGTGATGCGTTCCATGTTAAATGATGGGAATAGGTCCATTGATAGCGAGTGCGGCTACCCCGATTCCATAGCAGTGGAAGATTATAGTAAAATGATTGCGCGAAATGGCCTAGCGGCTAGGGCTAATAATATCCTACCCTCTGAAGCCTGGTCCGTAACTCCTATTATTAAAGAGAATAAAGAGGCCGATAGTACCGATTTTGAAAAAAAGTGGGATGAGTTAGTAAGGGAGAAAGAGATTTATAATTATTTATATCGGGCGGATGTCCTAAGTGGGATAGGGTCCTATGGGGTGTTGTTGATTGGGGCTAATGATGGAAAAAAATTGGACCAACCTCTCACTTCAGCCACAGAGTTGTTGTACCTGAAGCCGTTTTCACAACTATCGGTGGATATAGCGGATACTGAAAAAGACACCTCCTCACCGCGTTTTGCCAAACCTACTTTCTATAATATATCGGTAAATGGGACTGCCGAGGACCCTAACCCTACCGATGGTATTAGTATAAAGGTGCATTGGTCGCGGATTGTGCATATGGCGGATAATAGGCATTCGTCTGATATATTTGGAGTGCCGAGACTACAAACGGTGTATAATTATTTGTTAGATGTCAAGAAAATATTAGGGGGGAGTGGGGAAATGTTTTGGAAGGGCGGGTTTCCTGGGTACTCCTTTGAGGTTAATAATGATGCGGATGGAGCTGATTTAGACCCTGAAAGCATCAAAGAGGAGATGGAGCTTTATTCAAATGGTCTTCAGCGGTATTTAGCTATTTCTGGTGTCTCCGCTAAGTCATTGGCACCACAAGTAGCAGACCCCGAGAATCACATCACCGCCAATGTTAAAGCCATTGCAATGGCTATGGGTATCCCCTATCGTATCTTTTTAGGGACGGAGGAAGCTAAATTGGCCTCCAGCCAAGATAAATCTACTTGGAACACCCGTATCAGAAAACGCCAGGAGGGTTACCTCTCACCTCTGGTTCTTCGACCCTTCATTAGACTCTTAATTGAGGTTGGTATCCTGCCGGAAGTAAAGTTCTTTACTATTGAGTGGCCGGACTTAAATAGTCCTACCGACGAGGATAAGGCTCAGATAGCCAAGTTGAGAACAGAAGCATTGGGAGATTATGTACAGCGGGATGTTTCTATGATTCTTTCACCTAAACAATTCTTACATCAAATTATGGACATGGACATCGAACTGGTTGATAGCATTTTGGCGGAATCCGAAGATGCCCAGGCTCACATAGAAATACCTATGACGGAATCAGAGACTAAACAACTGGAGATGCAAGAGAAGGCAGCCACTCAAAAAGCCCAGGTGATGCAGAAAAAAGAGAAAGCCCCTCCAGGGGGTTCAGCGGCAACAAGACGAAGCGAAGTAAAGGACCCTAAATAATGTTGAGAACGGAAGTTCAAAAGGATATAGCTTTTAAGGAAATGAAATGGGAAAATGGTGTGGGATTTTATCACCATCCAACCCCCTTTCAGTATAATAAGGCTTATTTCAACAAGTATTTGGAATATGACAACACTCCAGTAGGTAGGGCCATCACCAAATTTAGAATAGGGGTGGTTAATAAATTGGTGTCCTATAGGAGAAACACTTCTTTCCTTTTGGATATAGGGAGCGGTACAGGCCATTTCATTAAAACTTTGGAAAAGAAAACAATTATTAAACCAGAAGGGACAGACATCGCGCCGGACGCTTTATATTGGTTACACCAAAACAGCTTCATGGCCTCTAGAGACCGCTACACTATACTCACTTTTTGGGATTCTCTCCAACATCTTAAAGAACCCGATAGGATTCTATCTGAATATAATTCCAAACATGTAGCGGTCTCCATTCCTATCTATGAGGGTAAAGAGGGCCTTAGAAACCACACCAAATTCAAACCCGACCAATATAGATGGTATTTTACAAGGAAGGGATTTATTGAATGGATGAAAGCCCTAAGATATGAGTTGGTGGATGCTTACCAAGATGAAGACCAAAAATACGACCATACTGCAGTACAAACTTTTTCTTTTGCTAGGGCGGAATAATGAATACAGTTTTTAAGGAAGAAATGGTTTTCAAAATCTATGAATTGGCCAAGAATGGGGTAGGTAATGAGGACATTGCTGGTACTATAGGGGTGGACCGCCACACCTTTAATAACTGGTGTTCCAAAAAGAAAATTGTACGGCAAGCAGTAAAACGTGGGAGAGCTATATTCAAAAGTGGTAAAAAAGGCGGTACAAGGACCTTCACGGAATATGTTCATGGGAAACTCCCTTCTCATCTTAATAAAATATGGAATCGCTTGAATCAACAGGATATGGCGGTCACTGGGGTTGAGAAGATGGAAGCTCTGTTATCTAATGAAGGTAGGACCGCTAGACAATCTTTATTTATTCATGCTCTAATATCTTCTAATTTCAGGGTCTCCACTGCTTTGGCTAGGTCTGGTGTCTCTTATAATATGTTGGAACGCTGGAAAGAGGAAGACCCTGATTTTCCAAAGCTAGTTGATTTCTTAAACACCCTGAGAGGTAACTTTTTTGAAGATGCTTTATGCGATGCTGTTGCGGACGGAGATACCGCGGCTACTATCTTTGCAAATAGAACCTTTAATAGGGAAAGAGGGTACAACGATAAATTAATAGATATCAAGAAAACAGTACATCAGCTTAATGAGCATGTTGTAAAGATAGCTGATTTAGGTCTTTCTATTGATGAGAAAAGGGCTCTCCTTGCCGAGGTTCGCAAAACCAAACAATTGGGGGGTCAAGTTAGCAACTTAGAACCGCATACAATTCCAAAGGAGGTGGCGGATGCCAGCTAATGTAATGAGAATGGACCCTACCCGTACTACTACCATTCGTAGAAAGATTGAGGTAGATTTTCAAAGAAGATATAAAGACTTAGCTAGGGCTTTTAAGACTTATCTTCTGACAGACTTTATTCAAATGAAGCTGGCTTTACTCCCCTCCGAACAAATTTTACTTAGAACCAACGAATGGATGGATTCTAAATTCAATGAAGTTTTTGATTACGAAAATGGGGATTTATCGGATTTTATTATGGAATCCTATATAAAAGGAGCTAATAGGTCCTATTCCTTGATGAAGAATCCTACAACCTTTCCTTCTAAGGCTATAGCACTAGGAGCGGCAGCGGAGTTCATTAGGAGAATTACAACTGCTCCGGAATCTAGGTCAAATCTTGGTTTAATTCGAATAAATGCGGTTTCCCAATACAAAATGCTTAATATGCAGTTAAATCAGTCCATCAGTAGAATAGTAGCAGAAGGCCTTCTTTCCGGAGCTACCACGACGGAGATGGCCTCGAAAATTAGCGAAACTATAAATAGCATTAACAAAACCCGTGCAAGGCTGATAGCCCGCACGGAAACAATAAGGGCTCACGCCGAAGGTCAATTGGATGCTTATGAGGCGTTGGGTTTGCAAAATGTAGGGGTGATGGCGGAATGGTCTGCTGCGGCGGATGCCTGCCCAAAGTGTGCGCCAATGGATGGTGCAATTTTTACATTAGCGGAAGCGCACGGATTAATACCGCTTCACCCCAATTGTAGATGCTTATGGTTACCCGTTCAAAACCCTAAAAAAATCTAGCGAATTTCTTCTTGTTGTCGGATAATATTATAAGAGGATAATTTACTATTTTTTAAGGAAGTAAGAAATGGAAAACACAAAGGAAATTCAAGGGGTTGAATGGGATTACACCAGTGGCATTAGGGTGCGTAAAACTGAGCCGTGGGTTAAGTTGGTGAGATATGGTAGGAACAATCCTTATTTATTATTTTCCTCCGGAGCTCTACACTTAATTCTAGGAAATGCGCAAGACGGTTCCGTCAAGGTGGGATTGCAAGGAAAGGACCTTTATATTCAACCTTGTTCTCCCGAGGATCAAGGGGCTCGGTATCTTGCCAAATCTTCCAAAACTAGTAAGAAGGGAACTGTAAAGTTTTTGGCTCGATGGTTGGGGGCTAAATTGAAGATGAATGGTGAGGAATATTATCAGGGAGAAGTTATAACCCTTTCCCGAGATATGTTTGTGGCAGAAATGAAAAGTTATTTTAAACAGAAAAAACAAAACTCATAGTTTTTTTCCTTTTTTACGCATCAGCCCGTGAGTGTGCGCAGATAGAAACCGTGGGCCTATAGAAAGAATAAAGAGATAAGATTTCTCCCTTCCTAACAGGGGCAAGGATGCTAAAGTTCTTCCCCTGTTTTTTGAAAATTGAATAATGCGGCGGTGACGAAAGTCAAATAGCGTGATTGCAGGAACAAAATGGCGGATTGAGCACCCGATAGCACGTGTCCGTTTGCGAGTTCGGAAATCCTGCCCGCCGCACCTTTTAGCGGAACAACCAGTAGTGGTGCTGGGCTGGTCTCATAAGCCAGAATAGTTTAGGTTCGACTCCTAATTCCGCCATTTGAAAGGATTAAAATTTATGAAACTTAAAGAGGTATTATTTGTTTGTTCGGCTTGTTGGTTAGGTTTTATCGTAGGTGATTTAGCATACCACGATTTCAACACTCATCAAACAGAAAGGATACCATTTCCACATGAAATTCAACAGATGCTACGAGAGGAAGGTTATGATTTAGCCGTAGATGGAGAAATAGGACCGGAAACAATGCGATGCTGGAATGACTACGTTAATAAATGCACTGAGCAAATGGCCAATGAATTAACAAAACAAGAAATGGAACAATGAGTGAGGAAGTCTGTGAAGTTAGAAATTGCAGGAATTCAGTGAGCATCACTTATTCCGCCACTTCTTCTAGAAGTCGTCGAGGGGTTTGTTCCAAACATTGGGGGAGACATTCGAAACTGGAAAAACTCCGCCCACTTAAAAACGACCATGTCTATAAAAAAATTAAGATTTTTTAATTTTTCTCTTGAAATGATTTAGGCATCTTTCTATTTTAATACTAACATACTAGTATTAGTAGAAAGGATGTCAGATGACTGAGAAGTTACGACACTTCACAATAAACCTTACTCCCGTAGTAAGACATGACCAAATGGAAGGAAAGGACTACCTGGTAGTTCCTATGGTTATGTTAACGGAAGGAGTTCACCAAGGTACATCTGGTCCTCTTTATTACCCTAAGGACGAGCTTTCAAAAATTCCTGCGATATGGAACCACAAGCCTGTAGTAGTATACCATCCTCAAATCAACGGTCAAGGGGTTTCCGCCTGTGACCCTGATATTTTAACTACCTATAAAATAGGGGTTATTATGAATACGGTCTACGAAAATGGTAAACTTAAAGCGGAAGCCTGGTTGGACCCTGATAGGGTGTCTGTCGTAGATGAACGGGTCATGAAAGCCATTGAGGATAACGTCATGATGGAATTGTCCACTGGGTTGTTTACCGACCTAAGAGACGAAGAGGGAGATTGGAATGATGAACATTATAATGCGGTAGCTATTAATTACCGCCCAGACCATTTAGCAATTCTTCCAGACCAAATTGGAGCTTGTAGTTTAGCGGATGGGGCGGGTTTCCTAAGGATGAATTCAGAAACTAAAACAGTTAGTTTTGATTGTTCCTCTTTTTCCCCTCAAGCCTACAACTACATGACCGATAATACTTCCGTATATGGGGAGGCCTGGAATCACTGGTCTGGAGTTTTTATTAAGAATGAGCTAGCTCATGGGGAGATTCGAGAAAAACTTCGTGCTTTGCTTGATAAAGGGACGGAGTGGGTGTACATTGAAGACGTTTTCGATGATTACTTCATTTATGAAAAGGATGAAATCCTTTATAAACAAGGGTATTCTATTGAGAATGACAGCGTATCTCTTTCAGGCCTATCTATGCAGGTTACGAAAGTGGTGGAATATAAAGAACAAGTTATCGTTAATTCGCGAAAGGTCAAAACGATGGACAAGAAAAAATTTGTCGCCGACCTTATTGCCAACGAGTCCACTCAGTGGGAAGAAGCTGATACAGAAACTTTGATGGCTATGGATGAGAAAGTCTTGGAAAAGATGACTCCTGTAGCTAATGAAGTGACTGAAGAAGAAACTCCCACCGAGGAAACAACCGAGGAAACTTCGGTAGTTGACAACAAGGAAAAGAAGGAACTGACGGTCAATGAGTATATTGCCCAGGCTCCTGAAGGTCTTCGAGATGTTCTTCGGAACGGATTGGATACCTACAACGCTGAAAAGCAGACGCTTATCAGCAAACTCACAGCGAACAAGAAGTGCCTCTTCACCAAAGAGCAGTTGTCCAAGAAAGACAACAAAGAGCTCAAGGCGTTGGTAACCCTTGCTGCTGGTGAGAAAAAAGAAGTGAAACCTGATTATTCGGGTAACGCTGACCCCGTAGATAATACGGACCACACCGAGGAACCTTTGCCGGCTCCTGCAATGTCTTTTGGCGAATAAGTCAAAAAAAAGAAAAGTAATCGTAACGTCATTGATTTCGAAAGGAAATAGAAATGGCAATTAAAAGAATTCACTGCAAGGGTGATTATCGTCAAGAGGAAGGCGTAGCAGTTGCTGCTCTTTCCCCTGGCCACCTGATTGAGTTGGCTCCGACTGGAGTACAGAAGCAGTCTGATGACGACGCTTTTGCAGAAGCAGCCTTCGCTGTGGAAGATGCGCTCCAGGGTGGAATTGTTGGCACCGCGTACGATGCAGGTGACATAGTCACTTACATTCTGCCTGTGAAGAATGCCG